AATGGCGTTTGCCATAACCTATCGCAGTATCGAAATGGAGATAGCGACCATCACAAGGAATTCTTATCAATCATTACACGCATAAGGCTGACCTGCGACAAGGATATGCTGGAGGGTTCAAGTGCTGGCGTTTACTCGGCCAACATCGCCTCACGTCTCCTTGGCTTGGTTGACAAGCAGGAGAACACGGTCCACATCGAGCAACCCCTGTTTGGGGATGGACTTTAAGTACACGACCGCCATCAGCCGAATCCGTCGGATGACGGCCCGGAAGAAGGTCATCCAAGGCGGAACAAGTGCGGGGAAAACCCTCGCCATCCTTGCGGTCCTAATCGACATCGCAGCCAAGAACAAGACCGAGATATCGGTAGTTTCCGAATCCATCCCCCACCTACGTAGGGGTGCAATCAAAGACTTTGCCAAGGTCATGCAATGGACGGGCCGATGGGTCGCAGACCGATGGAACAAGACCCTGCTGACCTATCACTTCGCCAACGGTTCAATCATCGAGTTCTTTTCGGCTGATTCCGAGGCAAGGCTCCGAGGTGCAAGGAGGCAGGTCGTCTACATCAACGAGGCGAACAACATCGACTTCGAATCCTACTACCAGTTGGCTATCAGGACCAGCGAGGCCATCTACATTGACTTTAACCCGACGCATGAGTTTTGGGCGCACACCGAGGTCCTGCCCGAACAGGACGCAGAACTGATAATCCTTACCTACAACGACAACGAGGCCCTGCCTGATACCATCAAGAGGGACATCGAACTAAACCGCACCAAAGCCGAAACCTCTGCGTATTGGGCGAACTGGTGGAAGGTGTACGGCCTCGGTCAAGTCGGGACGCTTCAGGGTGCGATATACGAGGACTTCGAGGTCGTGGAGGGTATAGATGTCAGCCGTGCGAAATTCGTCGCCCTTGGGCTTGACTGGGGCTTCAGCAACGACCCTACGGCCTTGGTCGCTATCTACCGCCAAGGGGACTGCCTACTCATCCAAGAACTGCTCTACGCTACGGGCCTTACCAACCAAGACATCGCAGATAAGTTGCGGTCGCTGGGCATTACCCGGGCTTGGGAAATCGTGGCGGATTCAGCAGAACCCAAGAGCATCGAGGAAATCTACCGACTTGGATTCAACATCAAGCCAGCGGAGAAAGGTCCCGATTCGGTCAGGAACGGGATTGACATACTGAAACGCTACAAGTTGCAGGTTACCAAGGATAGCACAAACCTTATCAAAGAATTGCGGTCCTACACTTGGGCGACCGACAAAGAGGGCAAGAACACGGGGGTTCCGATTGACTCATTCAACCACGCCTGCGATGCGATGCGGTATGTGGCTCTCAACAAGTTAAGAGTAAGCAACTCAGGGAAGTATGTTGTTGTTTAACTTTGCAGGACTAAACCCCTAAACAATGACACAGGACAAAATTAAACAACTGAAAAGCCATGATATTGAAATCAAGTTTTTTGACCGAGGGTGCGTGGTTAAAGTTGGATGCAAATCATTCGCCTTTCAGAGCGTTGAGGAAGCGATAGCGGAACTTACGGCATACACCAAAGACCCGATTGAAGTTTTCAAGAAATATGCACCACAGGAGTTTGTTGAACTCAAGGAATGCGTTCAACTGAGATGAACCCCGAACGCATCCTTGACCTGCTCATCGAAATCGGCAAGACGCTTGCAGCCGTTTTCTTCATTCTCACCCTTCTAACCCTCCTTTGGACCTTATGAAAGTCATCCACTACTATCACATTTATTGCGGAGGGAATTGGCAGTTGATCCTGAATCAACACATGATGGCCGTATGCAACTATGGCCTCATCAACGTCTTGGACGAAATCCGTGTAGGCATCGTCGGTCCACCCGAACAACGCAAAGCGGTCAAGGAGGTGCTGGAAGGCTCGATGGTTGCCGACAAGGTCAAGGTCGTAGTTACCCGAACCAACGCTTGGGAGCAGGCGACGCTTACCGAGATGTACCGGGCAAGCCAAGAGGAGGAAGCCGTGTACCTGTACGCTCACACGAAGGGGGCTGCGAATCCATCCTTGACAACCCAACTATGGGGGAGATCCATGCTGTTCTTCAACGTGGTCGCTTGGGAGCGCTGCCTGCAACTGCTGGAAGGGGTGGATGCGGTGGGATGTCATTGGATTACCAAAGAGCAGTTCCCTCACATGGCCGATGCCAACAACCCCGAAGGCTATCCGTACTTTGGGGGCAACTTTTGGTGGGCCAAGTCGAGCCACATCAAGGAACTGGGCGAACCTGTACGAGAACAACGATACCAAGCGGAGCATTGGATAGGAAAGAAACCCGACACCAAGGTATTTGACTCCAACCCCGGCTGGCCTTCACCTGAACGCTTTGTCATAACTTTTTAGCATGAAAAAACACATTGACCAACTCAAGGCTTTGGACTACTCCCACATCTACACGACTGCGGTGGACCACATCATTGAAATCTACGAGGAAGCCAAGAAGCACAAGGGAGGCCACGCTTTAGAACTCGGTTCCTACCTCGGACACTCAACGCTCGCTATCGCCTTGGCTGGGCTTGACGTGGTGGTTTACGACACCGATACAACCGTAGAAGATAAGCGCAAAGCACTCCTGTCCAAGTTCAAGGTCGAATGGAACAACCAACCGAGCCACATGGCCCTGCAAGAGGTCAGGACTTTTGACTTCATCTTTCACGACTCGGACCACGGGGACGGCATGATTCCCGAAATGGTTGCCTTGTTCAACAAAGCCCTGAACCCCGGTGGAACGATGGTCATCCACGATGCCGAACTGCTGACGATGGTCAACCTTACGAGCCAACTGCAACCACACGAAGCCAAGGGGTCAACGGACCAACGAGGCAGGATGCTTTTAACCCTCTACAAGAAATGAAGGCAAAAACTTACATCTTCTGCCACGATACCGATATCGTGAAGCAATGCGAAGCCGAGGGAAGGTTCAAGGACTTAGCCCCCTACACTTGGGTCATGCTTGGGTTCAAGGACTTCGACGGCATGGCTGGCCTTGACCACATCATCGCAAGGAACGAACCCGACAACATTGAGAGCCATCGTAACCTCGTCGCTTGGACGGGGTGGTACGCTTTAGCCAAGAACGGCTACATCAAGAACGGAGATGTCGTGAACCTGTTCGAGTACGACCTCACCAAGACAGGCGACTTTGACCAACGGGCTTACTGCGCCTATTTCCGAGTCCCTGTTGACATAGTGCCTTACTGGTCGTGTGGCGATAATTACGAGCCACACATCAAGCAACTGACTGGAAGGGGTGCAAAGGAGTTCTATCAACCCGTCGTGCCTGTAACTTCCAATTACACGCTTACTTGGGACGATTCCTACCTTGACCTAACCATCGCCTGCATTGAGCAAAAGTTGGTCGCTATTCCCCACGTCGGCCACATTTTAGAACGAGCATACTCGCAACGATTCGCTGACATCCCTTACAACGTGGCTGCATTCAAGCACGCCTTCGCCAACTCTCACGGGTTCTAAGATGTATTTGGTCGGGGTCAACTACGCAACGAGTGAGTACCTTCCAGCAGCGAGGGCGCAGGCTAATCAGTACCCTTTCCCGATTACAACAACCGAGGACGAGAAGCGTCCGGGCAGGGGCAACAACTGGTGGAGATGGAAGCCTCAAATCATCCTTGACGCTCTCTTTGACTTGCAGGAGGACGAAGCCCTGCTTTACCTCGATGCCCAAGACCTACACGGGGATGGCTGCTTTGAGTTTGCCAAGCAATACTTGCAAGACAACCCCATCCTGCTACATCAAAACTTTCACAACCATATCTCATACACGAAGGGCGACTGCTACGCCTTGATGGACTGCCTTCAATTCTTTAACGAGAAACCGATGCAGATAGAGGCGGGGTTCCTTGGCTTACGCAAGACCGACTTCACGATTGACCTCATGTACGAGTGGTCCAAGTGGCTGCACGTTGACAAGGCCGTGAATGACGACCCAAGCGAGTATCCGAACCACCCATCATTCATTGACCACAGGCACGA